TATTATTCAGATCAATTACAATTACAAGAAGGCCCACAAATGACGGCAACAGAAGTACAAGTTAGATACGAATTAATGCAAAGACTTCTTGGCCCAACATTAGGTAGATTTCAAAGTGAGTTTTTAAATCCATTAATAGAACGTGTTTTTGGTATTATGTATCGTGCAGGTGCATTGATGCAAGAACCAGATATTATAAAAGGAACAAAAATAGATGTAGAATATTTAGGGCCTTTAGCACGTTCACAAAGAATGGAAGAAAGTGTAGCTATAGAAAGATTATATAGTTTAGCTATGAATATTGCACAAATAGATCCTGCTATTATGGATAATATTGACCATGACGAAGCTGTAAGATTACGTGGTAAATTATTAGGTGTACCTAAAACAGTATTACGTGGTAAAGATGATGTGGACAATATGAGAACAATGAGAGCAGAACAAGCACAAATGGCTCAAATGGCACAAGAACAACAAGCATTAGGTAAAGCACAAAAAGATCAAGCACAAGCGGCAAAAATACTTGCAGATCCAAATGTATCTAGTGGATTAGAAGATACAGTAAATGAAATGGGTATGGAAAATATAGCTGATGAATATGGACAAAGATCTTAAAAAAATAAAAACAGATTATAGAATTACTTTTGATACACCAGAAGGTAAAAGAGTGTTAGCTGATTTAACGTCAGCTTACTATCATAGATCATCTTATACAAAAGGTGATGCACATGAAACAGCGTTTCGTGAAGGACAACGAAGCGTAACAATCAGAATAATCAACTTACTAAAGGAGGATAAAGATGTCTGATGAACAAATGACCACAAACGACAATCCAGTACAAGAAAATAATACTGTACTTGGATCGGGAAGTGATAATCAAGATTGGAAATCAACACTACCTGATGAATTAAAAAATGATGCTACATTGCAAAATTTTAACAATGTAGAAGATCTTGCAAAAACTGTAGTACATCAACAAAAAAGATTAGGTAATACAATATCTATACCTAAAACTGATGAAGAATTAAATGATGTATATACAAAACTTGGTAGACCAGAAGATGCTTCTAAATATACAGTAAATATACCAGAAGATTATCAACCGTTCTTTGAACAAAGAAATCTTGAAGAATTTACTAACGTAGCACATAAGATTGGTTTAAGTGATAAACAAGTAGGCGCATTGTTAGAGTATCAAATGAATACTATAAAACATGAAGAAGAAAATGAACCTGCTGAAATATCAAGGCAAAAATCAGAAACAGAAAGTATACTAAAGCAAGAATGGGGTTACGACTACGATAAGAAAGTTGCCGCCGCAGATAGAGCATTAGCAGTATACGGTGATGATGAGTTAAAAGATCTTATTACTAATTCTACTGCTGGTAACAATCCTGCTGTTATAAGATTTTTTGCTAGATTAGGCCAAGAAGTAACAGAAGATATGGCACAAAATACACAAAACAATAGATTAAGTGTATCGCCGTTAGATGCTAAAGATGAAATTGCTAAAATTATGGCAGATAATACTCACCCTTACCATAAAGGTGATGAAACTGCTGTTGAAAAAGTTAGACAATTACATGAAAAAGCATATGGTAATTAGTTTAAAAGTGTTGTATAATTGCAACAACTGATTTCGCCCTTTTTTGGATAACGAAGCGTTAGCCGATATGGCTTAAAAATTAGGTTTCCCGTTAGGACAAAAACCGATTAATTGGAATATAGTGTAACATAATGTGTGTTATGCTCTCTATTCTGTAACTTTTAATGGAGGAACGACTATGTCAGTTCAAATAACAACTGCTTTTGTAGAACAATACAAAAGTAATGTTTTTCATTTGGCGCAACAAAAAGGTTCAAAATTAAGAGATGCGGTTAGAACCGAAAGTATAGTAGGGAAATCACATTTCTTTGAAAGAATTGGATCAACTGCGGCTGTGAAAAGAACGTCTAGACACGCTGATACACCAAGAGTGGATACGCCACATTCTAGACGAAAAGTAACTATGGATGACTATGATTGGGCAGATCTTATTGACGATAGCGATAAAGTAAGAATGCTTATTTCACCACAATCCGAGTATGCAAAAGCTGGTGCATACGCTATGGGCAGAACAATGGATGACGTAATTATTGCGGCGGCTACTGGTAATGCTTTTGGCGGTGTTTCTGGAGGTTCAAGTATACCACTTCCAGCAGGACAAAAAATTGCACATGGATCAACTGGATTAACTATAGCTAAACTAATTACTGCAAAAGAAAAATTAGATGCGGCTAACGTAGATCCAGACGAAGCAAGAGTGTTAGTATGTTCAGCAAAACAGATTTCTGATTTGTTAGGCACAACACAAATTACTTCGGCTGATTTCAACAGCGTAAAGGCGTTAGTACAAGGCGATATTGATACTTTTATGGGTTTCAAGTTTATCAGAAGTGAAAGACTTGGCCTAGATAGTAACAGTAACAGACAAGTACTAGCATTCACTAACACATCTATGGGCTTGGCTCTTGGTAAAGATATTCAAACAAAAATATCTGAACGAGCAGACAAGAACTATAGTACACAAGTATATCTATGTATGACTATCGGTGCTACGAGAGTAGAAGATGAGAAAGTCATTGAGATTGCTTGTACAGAATAATAGAAGGGAAGGTTTATTATGGCTAGTGTAAAAGGAGTAAATTTTACCAAGAGAACAGCAGAACCAGTTGAAAAGGTTATTGCAAGTCAATCTCATGGTAGATTACGAGTACAGTATGATAGTTATGAAGCATCTTCTTTAGCTTCTGGTTCTGATATATCTGTTGCAAAATTACCTGCGGGTGCAATCGTGTATGACATTGTTGTACAGTTTGATGCTCTAGGTTCTGCAACGATAGCTGTCGGTGATAGTGCTGATGCGGATAGATACATAACTGCAACTTCGGTTTCTTCGGCTGGACAAATGTCTATGTCGCAAGAAGGCGCAATAGATGGTTTTGGTTACGAAAATACTGCTGAAACAGACATACTTTTAACTACTGGTAGTGCGGCTATTAGTGGTACAGTTAAGTGTGCTGTATTCTACAGTATGGACTAATACTTATAACTAACTTAAAAGGGGCGATATATATTGAATTATTGTCGCCCCTTTGATATATTTATATTATGGCTACAGAAGTATCAATTTGTTCAAATGCATTAAGAAGATTAGGTGATGATCCTATAACTTCATTAACAGATGATAGCGAAAGAGCCAGATTATGTAATTCATTTTATGCAGACACAAGAGATAGTGTATTAAGATCTCACCCATTCAATTTTTCAATAACAAGAACAACTTTAGCACAACTTTCAGACACACCTACGTATGGTTTTGCTTATCAATATGCATTACCAACAAATCCTTTTTGTTTACGTGTGTTAGAAATGGAAGAAAAAGATTACAAATTTAAAGTAGAAAATTTTGGAACACAAGGTAGAGTATTACTTACAGATCAAGGTACTGCTAACATTTTATATATAGCTAGAATTACAGATACAAACTTGTTTGACGCTATGTTTGTAGACGTATTAACTGCTAAATTAGCTGTAGATCTAGCATACCCTGTAACGAGTAGTATGGCAGTACAAAAACAAATGCAGGATTTATTTCAAAAAAAACTTTCTGAAGCACGTAGTATTGATGGACAAGAAGGATTTATGGATGATCTTGTTTCTGATACATTTACGGACTTTAGAAAATAATGGCAAGAGTACACCCTTTTCAAACTAATTTTACTGCTGGTGAATTAACACCCAAATTAGCAGGTCAAGTAGATTTTAAAAAATACAATAACGGTGTTGAGGAAATGCAAAATATGACAGTATTTCCACAAGGCGGTGCAACAAGAAGATATGGTAGTAGATTTGTTGCAGAAGTAAAAGATAGTAGTAAAGCTACAAGAATAATACCTTTTGAATTTAATATTACACAATCATATATTTTAGAATTAGGCGATCAATATATTAGATTTTATAAAGATAATGGTCAAATAACAAACGCATCAAAAAATATAACAGGTATAACACAAGCAAATCCTGCTGTAGTTACAGTATCATCTCACGGTTATACAAATGGTGATGATGTATGGATTAATAGTGTTGTAGGAATGACACAAGTAAATGGTAGAAGATTTAGAATAGCAAACGTAACAACAAATACTTTTGAATTACAAGGTGTAAATAGTACAAATTATACTGCATACGCTTCTGGTGGTACTGCGGCAGATGTTTTTGAAATAGCATCACCATATACAGAAAGTCAATTATACGAAATAGGATTTACACAATCAGCAGATGTTATGTATTTAGTACATGAAGATGTAGCACCAAGAAAATTATCTAGAACAGGTCATACAAGTTGGACTTTAACAGAAGTAGATTTTAAACGTGGCCCATATTTAGATCAAAACACAACAGGCACAACTATGACACCAAGTGGTACTTCTGGTAGTGTTACTATAACTGCATCTTCTAATACATTTGTATCTACAGACGTAGGAAGATTAATTAAATTTAATGGAGGTCATGCTAAAATTACAAACTTTTCTTCTGCAACACAAGTAACAGCAACTACAACAGATAATTTTAGTGGTACAGGGGGAACAGCAGATTGGTCATTAGGTACATTTACAAGCACAAAAGGTTTTCCTAGAGCAGTATCATTTTTTGAACAAAGATTAGTTTTTGCTGGTACTACATCTTTTCCACAAACTATATTTGCAAGTGAAAGTGGTTTGTATGAAGAATTTGATGTAGGTTCTGGTAACGCCGCAGATGCATTTATTTATACTATAGCCGCTAATAGAGTAAATGTTATTAGATGGTTAGCACCTGCACGTGATCTTATTGTAGGTACAGTAGGTGGTGAATTTAAAGTAGGTAGACCAACAGGTGAACCTCTAAAACCAGACAACGTACAAATAACACAACAAACTACATATGGTGGTTACACTACACAACCTATACAAATAGGTAACGCAGTATTGTTTGTACAAAGACAACAAAAAAAAGTTAGAGAGTTTGCATACAGATTTGAAAGTGATGCATATTTAGCACCAGATATGACTTTGTTAGCAGAACATATAACAGGCAAAGGTATTGTAGATGTAGACTATGCACAAGAACCAGATAGTATTTATTGGGCTGTTAGAAAAGATGGCGCATTGTTAGGTTTGACATATCAAAGAGAAGAAGATGTTATAGCATGGCATAGACACATTTTAGGTGGATCATATGGCCTTACATTTAATGGCGCATCAGACGTTACAGATAGTGTAACAGATAGTAATAATAATGGTTTTGTTACAATAACTAATCATGGTTTATCTACAGGTGATAGAGTTACATATAGCGCAGGTGGAGGTACAAAGTTAGGTGGTCTTGTAGATGGTCAAGATTATTTTGTATATGTAAAAGATGCTAATAATTTTGAATTTGCAAAAACATACGAACAAGCAATAGATAGAACAATAGTACAAATACAAGATGGTGTTGGTGCTAATCATTCTGTAAAAGCACAAGCACAAGTAAAATCAGTATCTACAATATCAGAAGCTAGTGAAAACCAAACTTACATTGTAGTTAGACGTAGAATAAACGGTAACATTGTACAATATGTAGAATATTTAGATGAGTTGTTAAAAGTAGATAGTGGTTTAGCAGGTACAGTAAATGGCTCTAGCAGTAGTATTACAGGTTTAGATCATTTAGAAGGTGAAGAAGTACAAATACTTATAGGTGATGCTGTATTTCCTAATCAAACAGTAACAAATGGTGCTATATCTGTTAGTTTAAATAGTGCAACAGGATTTAAAAGTATTGAAATAGGTCTTGCGTATGTATCTAAAATTAAGACTATGAGAGTTGAAGCAGGTGCAAACGCTGGTACTGCACAAGGAAGAAAAAAAAGGTATAATGAAGTTATGGTAAGATTACATAAAACTATTGGTATTAAAATAAATGGCGATCAATTACCATTTAGAACATCATCTATGCATATGGGCCAAAATGTACCAGAATTTACTGGCGATAAACGTGTAACTAATTTAGGATGGGATAGAGATGGACAAATAGAAATTTTACAAGAACAACCGTTACCAATGACGGTCTTGGGTATAACAGGAACTTTGGTAACAAGTGATTAGGAAGGATATATAATATGGCGTGGTTTGTACCAGCAATGATGGCGGCTTCAACTGCTATGACTATTATGGGGCATAGACAGAATATAAAAAACATGAAGGCCAACGCCGCATGGAAAAGATACGAGAATACATTACAGCTTGAATACGACAAACAAAAACTGTTTAAAAAACAAGCAAAATTATTTAGTGAAAAAAGAGCAAGAGTAGGTGCTAGTGGTATACAATTTACAGGATCACCATTACTTACTGCAAAAGCTGATTTAGAAGAATTTGAAAATGATTTGTTTTTTTTAGAGAAAGGAGTGTTTGTTAAGAATGCGGCCATGAATGCAGAACTTACTGGTATGATAGCTAGTGAAACATATAAAATGGGTTCTACATTGTTAGCGGCTGGTGTTAGTTATGATACTTACAAAACTAACAAGGCGTTAGCTGAAAAAGGTCTATAACAAATGTATAAAATAAAGGTATGGGATGTGGACACGTTAATATTTGAAGGATACAGTAAAAAGATACCAAAAGAAGGACAAAACTTTCAAGCGTGGACAGTTAGTAAAGATGCTAATGGATCTGTTGTAAAAACAGAATACAGCCCAGCAAGATATAGGATAACATATGAAGATACCAAGGTATAGTGGAACAGATGTAAATATTAGTAGTGGTAGATCTTTAACTACAGGGATTGGTAGTAGCCAAGGTCTTGTAGATATAGGTAAAACTGCTCTTAATGCAGTAACACAATACGCAAATGCTAAAAACAATTACGACAGCAAAATGCGTAGATTAGAAATAAATACTAACGTATCTTTATCTAATGCACAATTTGGTGGTAGCAACCAAATGTATGTTGATAGTTTATTAAGTAGAGATGATTATTTAACACCAGATAACTGGTTAAAAGAATACGAAGATAATTTTAAGAAACAAGAACTTAATTACAAAAAACAATTAGATGAACAAACATTTAAAGAGTTTATGCCTACGTTTTATGAAAACTATTTTACTACTAAATCTACTATTGTTAACAAAATTGCAAATCAAAAAGTTATAAATGCACAAATAGCATTAGATGGTGAAAATGATTTATATAAAGCTAAACTTGAAAGTGCAACAAGTTTAAAAGCTATAAAATCTGCATATACACAACACAAAGATTTAACACTAAAAAAAGGTGTAACAACACAATTATATAATGATGAAACTTATAGAACATTAGTAAATGATACAAAAGACTATACTAATAATAAATATATTATGTTTCAAGTTATGCAAGGCGCAAATACTATGTCGCCAGATGGTACAGCAGTTATAGATAACGAACAGATATATAAAAATTTAAGAAACAATGCTTTTGAAATAAAAGATATTGATGGCAACATTTTATCACCAGATGACGATTTACGTAAAGCATTGATAAAAGATTACAAAACAAAAAGAGATAATCAAATAGCAGTATTTAAAGATCAAAAAGAAAAAAAAGATGATAACACAATGTTAGATTTTACTAATACATTATTAGGTATGGAAGCAGGTAATAAAGAAGATATTAAAAAAGGTGAAACATTTTTATTAGATTTACAAAATAGTGATCTTGATGATACTGATAAAAGAACATTAAAAACTGCATATACTACAACAATATCAAATTTAGCTAGTGGTAAAAAATCTTACGATAGTCCACAAGGTTTACAAATGAAAGCATTGCTTACAAACTTTGTTTTATCTGGTGCTATAGATACACACAAAGAAAGAATGATTATACAAGATATGATTGCTAAAGGTTTTATAAAACCAGAATACGGAACAAAGTTACATAAATTATCTATAGAGTTTACAAAAGACAAAAATGCTTACAAAAAAGATTTAGTCAAAAGTGCTACTAGATTATTGTTAAAAGAAGTAGGTGTTAATACAAAAGGCGATCAAATATCTAATGTATTAAATATAACAAATCCAGCAGAAAGAACACAAGCATTATTAGGTCTAATTGGTTCTGATGCTCTTACACAAGAAGCATATAATGCTGTTAACAATATGAATGAACTTATAGCGGCAGGTGAAAGATCTGGATTTAGTTATGAAAATATGCTTACAAATCCTAGAAGTCCAAACTACATTTTACAAGATGTTATTGATGTTTATAAATCTAAAATAAGTGATGCATCTTTTAAAGATTTAGAAGGTAGAATAATGGGTATGCGTAATCAAATGAAAACTACAATGCAAGGCGAAGTACCAGCATTTAAAACATATTACATAATGCCAAGTGAATATTTTACTGCAAAAGTACCTGCTATGGCTAATATAGAAGTACCATCAAGAAACGAAAATGAAACTATATCTGCTTACATAAACAGGGTTCAAGGTTTAATAAAAGAAAATAATTCTTTACCAAGTGTTATAACTGGGGATGCGATTGAAACACTAGACGTAAGTGATTTATTTGTAACAGATGAGTAACAATGAAATTAACTGCAACACAATTACGCCAAGCTGGATTTGACGAAAATACAGTATTACAATTTATAGAAACACAAAGACCAATACTAAAAAAAGCAGGTTTTTCTGATGTAGAAATAAATGATGAGTTTGGCATAAAACCTATAAAAACTAATTCTTTACTTAATGTTGATATGCAAGACGGTAGTTATGCAGACGAAAGTATGTTAGGCCAAAAAACAAAATTAGAACATAAAGCAGATAATTCTACAACAAAAGATCC